CGATACCTTTACTATCTGGGTCTATATAATCTTGTACACGTTTAACTAAATCACTATCAGCAGGCTTTCTATCAGAATTAATGATGATAACTTTAACTGTATTGTTGCCATTCCATAACCCTATAACATGAGCCTCACCAACCCCTTCGACTTCTTTCGCCCACTGTTTATAGTGGTAATCGTTACCGCTAGTTGCTGGTTCTCGTAGTTCTTCGTAATAGCGTTCACGTAAATCATCGTCTGTTTCTTCATCTTCGCCATTGATTGCCGCATCATCATTGATTACATTGTTGATACCAGCAATAGTAATAGGCATCTGCGTGATTGTACCTTTAGGAACATTTCCAATGCTACCAGCTTGCATACATCTGATTTTAATAACCGAATTCTTTTCTACATCCTTTGTTTCAAGGCTTTCATATTGAATACCAGTTTCGCTTTCAAATAAATCACCTGCATGAATAGTGCCTGTTCCGTCAACTATACGTAAATTACATACTGCCTTAGTAGCTAATTTACGTTGTGTGCCTTTACGTTGAAAACATACACGAGTTAATTCATCACCTGTTAAGTTATCAACGTTCTGTTTCCATTCGATTTCTTCTGCTTTTTTCCAAAGTTCAAGAATAGCGAATGCCTCACCCCTAGTTAAATCATACGTAGGAAAGCCTTCGGTCTTTTGATAGCTATCGTCAATGTGTTCAAGCATCGTATTATGAATGTTATCCACACTATAATTCGAGTTCATAATCTATCTTTACCTCCTCTCCTGTATTAGTTACGACTGTAAAATAAAAGATACCAGCGTTGAATTGCCAATCTTTGACAATCACCACGCATGGTACCTTGTTCATAATGCCCTCTGTTATACGCCGTTTAATTTCTGCCACTTTGTATGACCTAGGCAATCTATATCCTAATAGTTTTCGTAGGTCTAACCCAAAACTATCGGTATAGATCATATATTTTTTCATTTCTGTTCGGATAAATAACTCTATCCATTGCTTTATTGCCTCTATCTGTGTATCTTCTACATTTCTTCCGTCTTTGAACACAAATCTATGTGTCTTGTAATCAAATGCGAATGAACGGCCTACCTTATGTTGCGCATTGGTAACTGTGGCCGTAGATTGGATAGAGTTAGTAAAGTTATAGTCCTTTGGAAACATTACACACCTTCCTTAACTATATCCACGATAAAGAAATGTTGCTCATTTTCATCTGGAATGACCAATACTTTATCACCTGGTTTCCATAGTTCATCAAGTACTATCTTTCCACTACCCTGTGCACTATATGGAGGACTACCAGGGCAATCTTTATGAGCAATAGTACCACTATGTCTGTATGAATACGTTGTAATGTGATGTATTAATTGAAAACACACGTATCCATTGGATGCATTGATTTTAAACTTTCCGTCTTTAATTGCTACTTCCCATGGTGATGTACTGATTACTTCTCCTAATATTGCTCCTATTCGTACAGGATTAGTTCTATTTTTGAACTCAGATGCCATTCTACTGTGCCATTCTTCCATATTCTCACCACCTATGACATCTTAATAACCTTAGTCGGTGCTTCGCCATTATGCCATGCATAATTTGCATCAGAATAAAACATTGCATGACCAGCACTGCTACTATTCCCAAATGCTCCACCTGCACCATCTGAAATAACTACATGATCATTGTTGCCATATACTAAAATATCGCCTTTATTAGCATAGCCATTAAATGTTTCTACCTTGTAGCCTGCATTTTGTGCATTATTTACAAGCGTATCTACATCAGCTGTGCCAATATCAGCCTGTTGCTTTAGGAACGGACTATAATATGAGCCAGCTTTCACCGCCACATCCACGCACCCATTATCACGATATACGCTTTCATATCCGTTGAGTGCGTTCATGCCTGCATCTACTTGTGCAGCATTAGCAGTACTGTTAGTTGCATTAGGTGTAACAGTTGTAGTAGTGCTTGTTTTATACTTGCTTGTGTCTAGTTCAACCTCTACACGTTTTAAATCTAATGTCATTGTATGGTTCACTCCGTAATTATGCTTGCAATTAGTAACTAAGAATTTATCATGAATATCTACTGTGTAATCATTGAGGATAATTACACGGCCACTGCGTACAGTATCATCACCTAATAGAGTAAGACTTAGCTTTTCCTTAATCTTATTACTATCTTGAATTGTTTTCTTCGCAATCTGTGCCGTTTGTGCCTGTTTCTTATCGTCTACCTTTATGATTTTCTTAATCAAGCCATATTTCTTGATGCTTTCATCATCTTGGATAGTCGATTTTACAGACTTGCTTTTTTCCTTGCTAGAAATTGCCACGATACTATTACGCATATCTTCCATGCTCAAATCCCTTGAGTAATTGTTAATTGGTTGAGTTATGACCTTATCAAGTACTAAGTCCTTATAATCTTCTACATGTACTTTACCTTCCCTATATTCTAGGCGGTATTTGTACCCTGTTTCTTCGGTTGCCTGTTTGATGATGTCTTTTATTACTTCCGATACAGGTTGCCCTTGATAGATTTTCTTGATTTTAGTCTTTATATCAGCCACATTTCCAAGTGGTACATCGTTTTCTTTACATACCTTCTTGATTGCCTCTAACCCACTAACTCCATTGAATTGTATTTCAATCTCTGATTTATTGAGATAAAAGCAGTAATCAAAGCAAGTATACGTGTATTTATTAGCACCACTCTGTTTTTCGCTCACGATGATACCTTGAAAGACTACTTCTTCCTTTGGTTCTTCGTTTAATGTTGTAGTAGCGCTCTTATTGTTATTACTTACTTGATTACTAAACTCTATCTTGCCACCAATTGCTAGGCGTGTACCCATCATATTAAAATCAAATGGATTATCTGCTAAGTCAAATGTAAATTCTTGACCTAGCGTATCAATGCCATCTGACCTTTCATAGTTGTTTGTGTAAGCTGTAATTTCACGTGTTTCTGTAACATCCTTACCCTCTTTATCTTTTGTTACGTTGGTATATTGGAGTTTCATTTCTTCCCTCCTGTACTGGATGCAGTACTTTTCGTGTCCTTACTAGCCTCTTTGTTTTCACCGCCTGTATCTGATTGTGTTTGAGTAGATGTATTGGTGTATACATACTCTTCAATACCAATTGTCGCTTTTATATCGCCTACCTTATCCCATGTGTATGATAGATCATTCACCACACATGGCATATTTAGTATTTCGTTCCCATCAGATTGGATAATACATATCCGCATCACGGCCTTTGTTTGCCGTTGTGCTTGAAAAAACTGTAAGCATTGTAGTCCATCTGTACCATTGCCACGAATGAATGAGTAATCTTTCCCTACAGGTAAAAGAATATTATCAAGGCTTAATGTTCTAAGACCTAACGGCCCTATTAACTTAATATCGCCTCTTAATCCGTTGAAAGTTTCATTCTTTTGTGGCTCATTTATTGTTGGTAATGGATTAGGTACTACAGGCAATGTGATGTACTCATCTTTCAATTCAGAATGAAATACTATGTCTGTAGTTGGTTTCTTGTCTAAATAATCTAAGACTTTTCCCACTAATCCATGTGATAGTTTATCAGCATATCTTGTAGCACGTGTAATTGCCATTTTTTGCAATTCAGCTTGCTTAGATTGTATGCGTTGCTGCATGACCTTCTTAGCACTGTCTTGAAATCTCATATTACACCCCCTACATGTTGCCCATTGCTAACATAATTTTATCCGTGATGTGATTACCACATGCCTCCATGAATTCTTCATTGCCAATTACATTGCCTTGTACTGTTACATTAACAGTAACATTGCCTCTGTTGTTGGCTAATTGTCGCATGCTTTCATCATGTGGAATCACTTGTGTTCCATTCGGTAGATTGATAATTTCACCACGTTGATTTTCATTAACGTATGTAGGGCCACCTTTCCAGTACTCTGTACCTGTTGCGTTTCCATCGCCATTAAATACACGGCCAACTGTTTTGTTGTACAGCCATTGACCGCCCTCTTTAATAGCATCGATTTTATCGCCTGCCCATTGCAATTTATCTTGTACCCAACCAAGAACACCTTCTGCTACAGATTTAATAATGTCAAAATATCCAGTAAAGATTTTTACAAGGCCATTGAACGCCATATCCCAGTTGCCTGTGAATACACCTGTAATGAAATCAATAATGCCACTGAATATCTGCGTTACATCGTCCAATATTGGTGCAATGATTGTCATAAATCCGTTATATAGTTCTGTAACTAAAGCAATAACGCTATTAACGAACTCCATGCATCCACTTACAATGCTCTCCCATAGTTCAGATGCATAGGTAGAAATTGCATCCCATACAGATAATGCTACTTCTTTTACTGTATCCCAGTTATAAATTAACAATGCTAATGCTGTGATGATTGCATATATAGCAAATAACATAGGATTAGCTAACATGAGCATATTTAAAATCCGCACTACTCTAATGACTGTTGTGAATGCGCCTGCTATTGAACTAATCAATGGAATTACTTTACCAATAACATTAAATGCAACAAATCCTACTGCTACGGCCTTAATAACAGGCAATAAGAATCCTAGATTTTGAGTACACCACTTAATCACATCACCTAGTCCAGATATAACGCTTTTAACAACGCTCATTGCACTGGTAAGATTTTCTTGGATGCTTTCCTTGTTATCGTTTACCACTTG